GATTCTTGACTTACTTGGAGAGGCAAAGATAACGTTATGGAGGTTTTTAATGTTGATACCAGTAGAAAAAGTTCCATAAGAGGCAACAATAATAGCGTTGTTTTCTCGCTCTGTTATCTCTCTGACTAATTCTCTCTCCTCGGCGTCTACTCCACCATGTATAAAAAATACCTTACGGTTCTCACCCTTGTTTTTATTTATCTTCTCATAGAGTACTGCTCCATGGCTTTCGACTCTTTGGAAAAGCACAAGTGTATTCCCTTTAAGATCAAGTGATAGATTCTTGATAAAATTATTACGTTGTTCGTGGGAGATTAAATATTGTATCTCATCCTCATAAGTATCAAACGTTTGTGGTGAGTGTTTGAGAACTAGACATTGTATATCTAATTGTGACAGATGACCTTGCTGCATCAACTCATCAGTTCTTGTCACTTTGTATGATGGACCAAACAATCCTTCCAATACCCACTTGTGAGTTTGTGTTCCATCTAGTGTTCCAGTAAAACCAAACCTATACTTTGCATGATGTAGTTTAGTCATGATCTGAATCAATGACTTGGACTTGAATAAATGTGCTTCATCGCCTATAATTACATTATATTCCTCAAAGAAAGAACGCTCAAGTTTATATACTGACTGCCAGGTAGTGATAGTTACAGGAGCTTCATTACTTTTATCGCGACCAGAATAGATACGATGACAATATGAATCAGCATCCCAACCATAGTCTAGGAAATCCTTATACATCTGCTCTACTAGGGATGTCGTCGGAACAACTAGCAAGATTTTTTGACCTTTGTCTACATAATACCTTACGAGAGAGTAAATCATCAAAGATTTGCCTGAGGCAGTGGGAGATATCAATAGTTTTCTATTATGTTTTAGAGCGTCGAATACTCCCTCTATTTGATACTTCCTCGGAGAGTGAGAACAAATAGAACTCATGTAATCTTTTACACCTTCATATGAGATACCATCATTCTCCTCATAGGGTGTCCCGTAGAATTTGTTATCTTCAAACTTGTAACTATATCCGTATTGCTTACAGAAATTGACAATCTTATCTAACAGACCCACATAGATCTGTTTAGAACGCATGTCATATAAATGAATTTCTCCATTCCAATTTCTACCACGATACTGTGGCATGAACTTCGCATTTGGAACTTCAAACTTAAAATGATCCCTCAGTTCATATTCGATATGAGGTTCAGTGTTTATCTTTAGAAAAACTTCGTTGGATTTGGAAATAACAAGGTCCGTCGTTCTCACAACAATCCATTCATCTAAAGATATTTATTACATATTGCTAAACCTATGTTCCAGCACGATTCTATAGAAATGATCTCGCATAGCAAGCAATTCTTCTTGTTCTGTAGGATCTCCACCAGACCATTTGTCTACTGCTTGAGATAGACCCGTGTGAATAACACGAACTGCTTCTATTGGCAGTTCTAGATGGTAATACTCTTCTTCTTCCATTACCCTAACCCCGCATTAAATCTCATGAACTCGATAGCGTTTTTGATTTGATACGTCCTGTTTGTAATCTGCTTTAAGATGCTCTCAAGATACACTAACATTGTATCATAGTAATCTATCTTCAAACATACTGTAGACAATTTTTCGTCAGCGTCAAGGTATTTTTGCATTGTATCCTTGTCGCGAATCTTTTTTGGAAAAGGATTTTCCACGTAGACATCTGGATCTGCTTTACCACTGAAGTATTCATAACGTTCGTGGCGAATATTTTTTCTCTGTTGCTCTGCTTTCTTCCGCATCAGGAAGATGGTATTATATAATTCAAAATATTTTGCGTGAAGAGAAGGGATATTCAGAGACTCCTCATGAAGATTGTCTCTGTCCAGTTTTGCGTCTTTCTCCCACATATCTTGAATTGAATCAAGATCAAAATTCATATGGCGTTGCCGTTCAAATCAGTTATATTGTAGATAGTATACTTGAATTCGGCATCCGCTGTAAAGTACTGGATGTCCGTATCTGTAGCATCAAATGTCAAAGTTGTCAAAGACACTGGGAACAAATCTTTGAAATTAACGTTAAACTTTGGAATAAGATTACTACTTAAAATTTGGAGAGTCCCATCAGAATAGATATCATCTCCTCTTTCATTGGTGACCCTGGTAGGAAGAACACCACCAGATTCAAACTTATTAAACTCTGCGATGGACTCTGGGAAACCTAGTCCTCTAATCCACTTTTGGATTTCCATGTAGTTTTTTAGATCTTCATCAACTAAAAATCTAATAAACAAATCACCAAAAGCAATCTTATCTCCAGGTGTTGGAATGTCCCTCAGGTAAGAAGGTTGATCAACTACACCTAGAGATAAGTCGGGAATATTTGCTTGATTACAAAAGAATGCTGTTTTTGGACTTCTGGTAAGAGTAAACTTAAATCCAGTAGGCGCAAGAAAGTTTCTATTGTCAATCTGGTTATATGAAGAATCTCTTACATCAGCGACCATGACTTATCACTCAGCATGAACAGTGGCTTTTCTCCATCCACCATTCTTTCCATCAGGATTGTTCATCACAGCATTAGCAGCTGCTTCATCATCATACTGAATTCTGTCCTCATAGATGTCCGTCCACCTTCTATTGCCAGCATAAAATACGGTGATGGTTTCATCAACAAGACTTGGCTTTTTAATATGGTAGGGCATTGTTGTCCTCAGTTGGTTTACTGCTATTTATACAAAAAAAGGACCCCGAAGGGTCCTTGGAGAAATATGTGTCCGATGGATCACATGAGGTTCTTAACAGCAACGCGACGATAGTAGCGGTTCTGGTTGACCTTGAGAGCGCCGAGACCCTGGTTGGTTCCTTCTGCGAATGGGTTAGCAACGAGACCATAGCGGGTCTTGAAGCCAATCTTGGGCTGGAAGGAGTTCTCACCAACGGCACGTACCATCTGGAGAGGTACGTATGGGCAGTAGAAGAGTCCAGCGTCATAAGGGTTGGTTCCCTTATAACCGACAACGTAATACTGGTTACCGTTTGCTGCGTTAGCAGAGGTGAGGTTGGAGGAATAAGGATCGATGTATACACGATACTTACCTTGGAGAACACCAGCGAAGGTGTTACCAGTGTCATCAACGTTCAGGTTAGCGTTGAGTGCAGGTGTGTAATCGAGAACACCAGCCATGGTCAGTGCAGAAGCAACGTCTGCAGAACACATGATGATGTTGCCCTTTCCGCGACGAGTTCTTTGTGCGATCGCGTTAGCGTCACGCTCGATTTGGAACAGGAGACCCTTGAACTTCTCAACGGACCATCTGCCGTTTGAGTCGATATCCAGGTCGAATACACCAGCGTTAGCGGTGTTAGCAACAGCACCTTGCTCAGCAACCTTATAGATGGTTCTGATGACTTCGCGGTTGATTTCAGCCAAGATCTCAGTAGAGAGGATGTTGGCGAGTTCCGCTTCAGCGTTCAGACCATGGATTGCCTTGAGGTCCTGAGCAAGCTCGAGGCTGTACTCAGCTTTCAGAGCGCGTGACTTCGCAGTAACGGTGACCTTCTCGATCGAGAATGCCATCTGGTTGAAGGCATCTGATCCAGTGCCATCAAGAGATTCTGCGCTGTCCTTACGCATACCACCACCGACGGTGTAGTCGGAGGAAGTTGCTGAACCAACAGGGTTCAGAACTGAAGGGTTAGTACCGCTCTGGATGGTTGAACCGATACCAGCAGCAGCATCAGCGAATCCGTTGGACTCGTCGAAACCTGCGTCCTGACCAGAGAAGGTGGTGTCGGGCTCGTTGTAGAATGCCTCAGTACCACTCTGGTTGGTGTAGCGGGAGCGCATTGCGAAGATCAGTCCAGTAGGACCGCTCATTGGCTGAACACCTGCGAGGTCATAAGCGACCAGGTTAGGCATTGAGCGTCTGATCAAGGAGATCAGAACAGGGTCGAAACCGGCGGTAGGACCAGCAGCAGCGGATCCGCCCTCAAAACCGGTTGCACCAACAGCATTGGTTGGTTGCTCGGTGAGCATTCCACCATTCTCGAATGAGGATTGCTCTTTAAGGAATTTTTCTTGGTTTTCGAGCAGGACAGCGGTTACCGCCTTACGATGGGAATCTTTGATTGGATCAAGACCCTCATAGTTGAGGAGAGGTGCCCACTTTTCCTGCAGATGCTCGGATTGGAACATTTGCTTTTACAGATAAAAGGGTTTAGTTTGATTTAATGTTAAATTCAGTTTACTTGCCAAAGGAACCCATGGTTCTGAGGTAGCGATCCATTGTGTTTGAAACAAACTCAGGGGATTCGTCTACACCTTCTGAAAGGGTTTCAGTTTTGGCGACTGGTGCCTTACCGGAGAAATATGACTCCTTCAAGGTTTCCAGCTTCTCACGATATTCGGTTTCACTTTCAAACTCTACACTTTCGGCAAGTGAGGCGAGCTTCTCTTTCTGAGTGGCAGCGAGGCCATCAGAAACTGACTCAAAGATACCATCAGCAACCGACTCTGCGAGGCGCTTGTTGAGGGAGATGTTCTTCTCGATCTGCTCGTTGAGTTTTGTCTCCATGTCATCAAGTTTGTCTACCATAGACTCAAGGACATCATATTTCTCTTCAGGGATTTCTACATAATGTTCTTCAAAAAGACTCTTCATTCCGGTGAGGAATGATTCAGTCATCTCAGTCTTGAGTGCATGTTCGATAACGAGGGCATTTTCAGTAAACCACTCGTCAGCGACGTACTCCAGATAGGAGTCAACACGCTCACCGAGTGCTACTTTTGCTTCCTCGATCTCTTCGCTCAGTTTTTCAGCATACTGAGCTTCGAGTTCTTCTTTAATACCGGCAACCTTAGCATTGATTGCTGCTTCAAAGATGGTCTTTGCCTTTGCTTTGAAGTCTTCGGAAAGATCTTCGCCACCGAGGAGTGCATTGACATCTTCTTCGATGTCATACTCAGCAACAGTTTCAGTGGTTTCT